AACTGGTCGCCAAACGCGCCACCGAACAAGGCTTCGAAATCGCCGACCCAGCGTACGCCTACGAAAAAACAGAAGCAGTGATCGCCAACGTTCACGACGAAGAGTACGTCAACGCGGTCAAAACCGGACGACCACAAAGCCTCGCCGAGTCCCAAGGATTCTCATGGGACAACGACATGTACACAACCGTGTTGGCACACAACGCAGGATGCGTTGCGGCAGTAGACACAGCAGCGAAGAGCCGAAGCATCGCCGGTACCCTGTCATCAGGACTCCACCACGCCAAGCGCAAGCACGGATCAGGTTTCTGTACGTTCAACGGTGTTGCCGTCGCATCCCACTACGCGAACAGCGTCGGATTCAACAACGTACTCATTCTGGATTTTGATGCACACTGCGGTGGCGGCACGTACAGCCTCATCGATCACAACAAGAACACTCACATCGATGTGTCATGCAACTCGTTTGACGCCTACAGCGGCGGCATCAACAACTCCGATCTGCTGCTCATCGTTGACGACAAAAAGAAGTACGTCGATCACATCGAAAACGTGCTGTCCTATGTGACAGGGATTGATGCCGGATTCGACTTCGTTATCTATAACGCTGGTATGGATCCGATCAATAGCGGAGTGTCGCGCAATGATCTTGCGGAGCGTGAAGAGTTAGTTGCTGGGGCAATCAAGGAACTTGGTGTGCCAGCAATGTTCACTCTCGCCGGTGGATACTCATTTGGTGGTTTCACCATGGATGACATCGCGGACGTTCACATGATGACAGTCGACTCACTCCTCGGGGTGAGGGTCAACTGATGACACGAATTCTTCAAGGGAAGAAGCACGGCACCCATTCGACGTACAGCAAGGGATGTCGATGCGAGCCATGTACTGTCGCTCATCGAATTTATACCCGTGACATTCTTCGCCGCTACAGGAGGGAAAAGCAGGGGCTTCAAGCCTTACGCGACCCGAAGTACGTTGATGCAACCGAAACCAGATTGCATCTTCAGTACCTTTCGAAGAATGGGATGGGGTCAAGTACTGTCTCCGAGTTTACCGGTATGCACTTGTCCAACATCCAAAAAATCCGTACCGGAAAACAGGCCAGTGTTGCCGTGGAGACAGCGGACAAAATTCTTGGAGTTCACCTAAACCTGTACGGCAAGAAGGAATTCATCGATTCTTCCTACGCCAAGAAACTTGTCAAGGAAATCCGCGATGCCGGTTACCTGTTGGCAGACATCAACAAGGCGCTCGGCATGAAAGCACTTGGCGGTGCCGTTATTACCGGCGACTACATTCAGTACGAAAAGATGTTGAAAATTGAAGCCGTACATTTCGCTTTGCTTCGACATCCGCCAAGAGCACTGAAGCCTTACAGGTTCAAACGTTTGAAGGAAGGCCAGTGACACGTCAACGAATGTTTCTAGACATCTCGTGCGTGGATGCTGCACGGGAACGCATCCGCCACGTGTACGACACGTTCGACACAGTATGCGTACAGTTCTCCGGCGGCAAAGACTCAACAGCGGTTCTGTATCTCGCCAAAGAGATACATGAGGAGCGAAACCTCGGACCGGTGAAAGTCATTTTCCGTGACGAGGAAATGGTTTCGCCCGCAGTTGTGAAGTACCTAGAAGAGGTGCGCAACTACGACTGGGTAGATATGGAATGGTACTGCCTGCCGCAAGGTCAAGAGATTTGGGTGTTGGGTCGCAGGGAGTACTGCTTGTTGTGGTCACCCATGCGAGCATCCGAAGGTCGGCTATATCGGGAGATGCCGGAGTGGGCGATCCGTGCCGAACACTTCGGGTTGGACCCATCAACAACAATTCCTCAGTCCATTGACTATTACACGATGCAAGGGAAGAAAGGTCGCACAGCCTTCCTCACTGGTGTTCGTGCCAACGAGTCGATGATCAGGTATCGGTCCTGTGTTCAGAAACTCCACGAGAACTACATCAACGTTCCGTACCGGATGAAGAAATCCATTCCGTTGAGATTTGCGAAAGTGATCTACGACTGGACCACCGATGACGTTCTCAAATTCATTTCCGAGGAACACAACGCCTCCTACTGTGAGTACTACGATCTTGCTGCGATCACCGGATCCAACACGCGAGTCGGCATCCCGCTCCACGCTGTAGCGATCAGAAGGATCGGTGATGTGGTTGCCACAGAACCCGAGTTCTACGATCGGCTGTACGAATGTTTTCCGCAGATTGACGCACAACGACGCTGGTGGCCGGAATATGACATTGAAAGAATGATCAAGGAGTACGCATCACGCGGATGGCGTGGCGTCAAAGAATGTATTGACGACAACATTCTTACTCCGGGTTTACATAAGCGCGGGATGGCATTTGCTGCCGAGTTCAGAAAGAAGCATGTGAAGGATCCGAACTCGTATCCTCTTCACTGGCTGATCCGAAACATTCTGATGAACGAGTTCAACATCACATCCGTAAACCCGATCGGCCCCAAGACGAGGGCTTACACGATGCAGATGGCTGAGGCCGACGAGATGGCCAGCCTTGACGCACTAGATACCGTAGATGACACGAGGTGATATGAGCATGTATGAGATGGTATGGATCGACGGAACCGAAATTTTACCCGGCCCGTGGCGGGCTACATATCTATTGAAACCCGATATGGAGGTATTAGCCCGGTCTATGGCGGACTATGGGTGGCTACAGCCGATCGTGGTTCAGCGATCCACGAACAGGATCATTGACGGCCATATCCGATGGGAAATCGCCGGATCAGTGAAATCTGTACAGAAGGCGCACAAGGGCATGGTGCCAGTCATCTACAAGGAATGCTCTGACACGGAAGCCAAGTTGATGCACCTCCGACTCAACCGAAGTAAGGGTTCAACGGTTGCGAAGAGGATGTCACGCCTCGTCAGGGACATCGTTTTCTCTGGCGCGTACAAGGAAAAAGACATTAAGAAGGTGTTGGCGATGTCCAGCGACGAAGTGGACATCATGATGGATGGGACGCTGATCAAGAGCAGAAAGATCGCGGAACACAAGTATTCGCGGGCGTGGGTTCCTGTTGAGGCACCAGCATCTGCAACTGAAAGTTCTGCTGTGATTGAACGTCCACCGAACCCCGACAGATAAGCCCTCTGATGCTATGATTTATTTGACTTTACGGAGGACCGATGCCTACCCCCAGTTTCATTCCAGATGTAGAGAGACCGGACGAGCGCGGTCGGCCAGCATGGTGGCGTCGTGCCCTTGCCGCAACTCTTCGCGGCTTGAACAGGCGTATCGGTGGGGCAGGCAACCCGGAAGGCGCAGTTCGCGACCTGTTTCGCTGACATCGGCTAGTAAACAACGAATCGCCGCCACCAATGTGGTAGGTTTCTGACAAGTCGCAGTATTAGGAGCATTGTCAGTGCCACAAACAATCGGATTCGCCTCATCGGACTGGTCCAGATCAATTTCAACTGCTGATGGTCCGGTTCCCGGAGGATCCAACTGGATTCGCCTCCAGCAGAGCCGACCCTACATGAAGTATCGGTCCACAACCGGCCTGCTCGTTCATGACAAGCGGCAGGGCTTCGGTGTTCTGGACTGGTTCGGTAAAACCCACTACAACCTTGATGTCATCGTGATGCAACGACTCATGTTCGAAGATCTCGTAGACAAAATAGAAGATCGCAAAAAGTTCGGCCAAGTCATCATCAATGACATCGATGACTGGTACTGGGGTCTCCACAAAGATAACCATGCGTACAGGCTGACTCATCCGGACAACAATAAAGACGAAAACATCGCACACTACAAAAGCATCATCCAGCAAAGTGATGCTGTTGTTACGTCAACACCGTTCCTTCAACAGAAAATGTCTGAGGATTTTGGTTGCGAAAATGTTCACCTAGTTCACAACTGTGTCAAGGTTTCAGATTTCGCCAAACGGTACATGCGGAACAGGAAGCCTGTAGTTGGATGGGTTGGATCAACAAGCCATCGATCTGGGGATCTTGAAATTCTTGATGGGGTGTTGGATAACCAAAAGTTTCGGGTCCACCACTCGGGGCACGTTGAAGGAACAACATGGTTTGCTGACAAGGTTGGTTTGGATCGGCAGAAGGTGTCAAAAACACCTATGTACCATCCTCAACAGTACGCACGCCTCTCATTCCAGTTCGACATCGGTGTCGCCCCGTTGAACGATGTTCCTTTCAACCACGCCAAATCGTGGATCAAAGCCATTGAGTATGCTGCCGCTGGGGTTCCGTTCGTGGCATCGAATCTAGGAGAGTATGCCCGGCTTCAAGAAACGTACGGCATTGGGCGTCTTGCCTCCAATCAAGACGAGTGGGCAGAACATATTTCCGAACTGACGAACTATTCGGTGAGAAATCAGGAAGCCAAACAGCAGTTCGATATTGTCAAGCGTGAACTTGACGTTCGTATCATGGCGCAAAACTGGGACAGAGTTTTAGAGAACTACATGTAGGTAAACCTGCGGTGGGGATAAACCCTGTAAAATCAGGATGGAATCATCTGTCGCCGCCTGCGAGGTTGTCAAATGCTCGTCACCCAGACCGAACTTGAGCGTTACATGGACATCAAGTTCTCCAACCGGCAATCACACGCCGCCACGTATGTTCTGGAAGGACTTCAGAGCGAACTGGAGTCAATTCTCCGCCGCCCAGTAGAAGTCCAAGAATTTACTGAAACCCACAAGGTTGAGTACAACAACGTTGGGATTCCCAACACGTCGTTCTTTTACGACTACTCGTTGGACACCACCGGGAACGTTCTGGCATTCCTTCAGCCCCCTTACACCTACTATTTGAAGAACTCGCCAGTCGTTGCTGTATCAAGCCTCACCGCAACCGGACCGGATCCCGGCTCTGCAACCGTCACCCTTACCGAGGGGCGAGACTTCACCGTTCTCAAATACGGTGTTGACGTATACCGGACGTTCGCCAATGACACCTTGAACATCACCTACACTGCCGGTCTTGCCGGGGACAACATCAAGCATTTCAAACTGGTGATTCTTCGGGCTGCGGCACGCGAGATGCAAAACATGCACGACGATGTGGTGGGTATCAAAGATCTTGAAACCCGAAACGTTGCACCATTGACTACAGGTTTCACTCCGGAGGAAGTTCAGTCACTGCGCCGTTACCGGCGTATAAGGATTTCCTGATGAAAGTGAAAATCGACATCGACTGCGATGCCGCAGGCGTGATCCGGCATCTTCAAGCAATGCAGGCACGGGCAGGAAACTTCGCTCCCGTGTTTCGTGATGCGAGAACACAGTTAGAAAAAGCCAACGCAGAAAACTTTTCAACAGGCGGTCTACCTGTCGGCGGCTGGGATCCCCGGAAACGTGACTATGCGTGGCCAATCATGCGTCGAACAGGACGACTGTTCAGCAGTCTCACAAATCTACGTGGAGCGCCTAACGTCATTACCGACGACTACGCCCAGTTTGGAACGAACGTGGAGTACGCCAAGTTCCATCAGTACGGAACAGAAAAGATGCCTGCGCGTAAAATCGTTTTCAACCCGACAGGTTTCTCGCAGGAAACCGCCCGCAAGGCATTGCGTTGGGTGACGAGAGGTGATCTGCCGTGACGATGCAAGGCGCTTACCGCGCAAAAGAATTTGTAAACGAATATTTGCGTGAGGATTTACCCGACCGGCTGTTGACGTATCGCAACGCATGGAACGTTGACGACGAAAATCTTCCTGAGCCTGTCAAATACCTCGTTTACGAGCCAGTTGCTTTAGATCGGTGGCCGACACTCATCACCGTTCTAATTTCGATGAATGGTCTCACACGAGACGGATATTCCACGAACATGGATCCGGTGTACCGCGTCGATTACGCAATGCGAACCTACGTCTGGGTTAAAGACGACGACTCCGAACAAGTCACAGCGAAACGCGACCGCCTGATGACAGTTGTTCGCTCCTCGTTCCTTGACTCACCAAGTTTGAACCGTTGCGCCCTGAACGAAGGGTTCGATGTTGTTCTTGACGAAGGATCAATCCGAGAGGAATACTCCGACCTCACCATGATCAAAGGCGAGCGAGTGATGGCTGGCGGTTACGTTGCCTACACGCTAACCATTGAAGAGAAAGTCGAAAGAACCACAATTTATGAAGCGCAATCACCTTCAGCATCAGTAACTTACGAAACAGAATCAGAACTGCTTCTGCCATTACTGAAAGACATAAATTGATACCTTCCACTACAGCAGTGCTGCATCGTGGACAATATATGCGAGCCCACGGGCTAGTTGCAAAAGACCAGAGCCACTTTAGGTATACTTTGAGAAGCATCCCCGAAAGAACGACACGCTTGGGAGCGGAGGAAGCCACATGCCCGGCATTGTAGTAAACACAGCGGTTCGCACTGGACCGTCAACCACGAACGTCAACCCGACTGCAACCATGTTCATGGTTGGTCGGACCGAGCGTGGAACCGAAGGTACGCCAACCCTGATCACCAGCCTGTCTCAGTACGAGACTGTCTACGGCGGGTACATCTCCAGTGGCGCGGTTCACCAGCAGGTCCAGACCTTCTTCGAAGAGGGTGGCGCTCAGGTGTATGTCTCCCGAATCACTGGCGCCAGCGCCACGTTCGGAGAACTCACCGTCACTGGTGGAGGCGGCGACGCCCTCACCCTCACCGCCACTGGTCAGGGCTCATGGTCCAGCAACCTTGAGGCGGAAGTTGTCGCCCTCGGCAGCGGCTTCGCCCTCAAGTTGTACCTTGACGGCGATCTCGTCTACTCAACCGGTGAAGTTGCCACCTCGGCTGCTGCCGCCAACAAGTTGAACGCCGCTACCGCGACCGGTGCGCTTTACGCCACCGCTGTTGCCGGTGCCGGAACCCTTCAGGCTTTCACCAAGGACGCTTTCAGCGCCGGTGATGCCGACGAGAGCGGCATTGTTGACTCGGACTACACGACCGGTGTCGACAACTTCAGTGACGATCTTGGCCCGGGCGCCATTGCGGTTCCGGACGACGGCGGTTTCTCTGATCGCACCGTCATCCACGCCGCGCTCATCGCCCATGCCGCCGCGAACAACCGCATCGCCCTTCTTGCCTTCGGTGAGAACGATTCGGCTTCGACGGTTGAGAGCGCTGCCGCGAACCTCAGTGCTGGTTCCAACGCCGAGTACGCCGCCGCCTTCTTCCCATGGGTCAAGATGACCACCGATGCGGGCACCACCCTGACGCTTTCCCCCGAGGGTTATGTCGCCGCGAAGCGTGCGCTCGCCCACAACGGGATTGGCGCTTGGACCGCTTACGCGGGTGCCAACTCGGAGGGTTCCTTCATCACCGGGCTTGCCAGCGCGGTCAGCAAGGACACCGGCGACAGCCTTGATGAGAACCGGGTGAACGCCCTCCGTCTCATCAACGGTCGGGTTCGCGTGTACGGTGCCCGCTGCCTGTCGGCTGACGAGGACAACTTCCGGTTCATCACCTCCCGCGAGATGCTGAACTACGTCGTCAACGGCGCGAAGAACACCCTTGAGGATCTGATCTTCTCGCCGATCGACGGTCGCTCGGCCCTCTTCTCCGAAGTCCGCGCCCGACTGGTTGCGCTCCTTGAGCCAATCCGTATCGCTGGCGGACTGTACGAAGCGTTCGACAACACTGGTCGCCGTATCGACTACGGCTACTCAGTGCAGGTCAACGATGCCATCAACCCGCTGAGCCAGTTGGCCGGTGGTCTAGTCAAGGCGAAGGTCGGTATCCGGGTTTCGTCCACCAGTGACCAGATTCAGGTTGATGTCACCAAGTCCAACCTCACCGCATCAGTAGTCTGATTAGGAGCAAAACATGACTAAGTTGGCTCAGAGGCAGATTGTCGCCACAATCGTCCCCTCTTCTGGCAAGAACGTCGAAGTTCCCCCGAAGATGGGTGCCGATGCTGGCGTCCAGTACTTCGCTCAGGTGAGCGGCGGCGAGATCACCGCTTCCGTAGAGAAGATCTACGTTGGTGGCAAGTTGTTCCCAGAGACGCTTTGCGCTCCTTCCGAGATTGGTGACATCACCGTCACCCGTCACTACGATCGTGGTGTCGACGGCGACTTCCTGACGGCGGTCCGTCAGATGGTTGGCCGCGCCTACTACGACGT